AGCTGCACAGCATGCCAGCCATCACTCCTGGCAGCTGCAGATTTCCACTCGTTTTCTGTGGAAATCGCCCCGCATCGTCGCCGTAAAAATGAACCAAGCCCCCCCCCGCCGCAGGCGGATACCCCTTGACTTATCCCCTTCTCGCCGCGACACAGATCTGAAGCCCCCCCACCCCCCTTTGGGGCCCCTATGGGACCTCTCTCCAAATATGGGGTATACCTGTGGGTATAGCTGAAGGTTTTGCTGTTCGACCGTTCGATCGTTCGATCGTTCGACACCGTTCGTCGAACACTTGTCGAATACCTAGTGAAAAGTTTCACTAGGATAAAGTTGGAACCTTGGAATGGTGGAACCAAAACCTCGGTAAACCGCTATATACGCGTGTATGGCGCAAACCTGGGTTTTCGGTTCCAAGGTTCCAACCGTTCCACTCCTTCAATGTTAATTGACTTTTGTCAGTTTTGTCAGTTAGACTTCTGTTGCCTTTTCCTTCCCTCGTCCCATCCTCTGGCACGGTTGGGCTTCCCTTCGCCTGTCTGGGGGAAGGGGCGAGGGTCGGCTTTTCTCTAATTCTCGTGGTTTCTTATGCCTGAGACGGACGTACAGTTCCGTGAGCGGATGAAGTCTGAGGGTCGTTGGCCCGAGTTCATGGCTTACCGCAGGGCACTTGAGAAGCATGGGAGGGAGAAGCGGGACGCTTGGATTGAGGCTGCTAGGGCTTTTGGCTTTGATGGTGCTTACTATCAGGATGAGCGAAAAGCGGCCAAGGCTCGTGCCAACCCTGTGACGCTGGTCACATCGGCACCTGCTGATGTGTTCAAGGGGAAGGAGAGCAGTGTCCGTGGTGATTTCGGGTGGGTGTATGACAACCTTGGTGTTGTCGATATAACCCCTGAGGATGCTCCTAGCAGTGGTGCCTGGGGATTGCTGGAGTACGCGAGGACTGAGCCGCGGGAGTTCTATAAGAGTTGGATGTCGATGGTGTCACGTCAGGCTGACACGGACGAGAGATTGGAAGGGTTCAAAGAGGATGCCACCCGCAGCACTGATGAAATCGCGGAGATGCTCAGAACCCTGGACTCTGCCTCTGTACGGGCAGGTCCCGAAGGATACGAGAGAGAACCTGAAGTATCGGAGGGAGATCCTAGCGAGGGCCGCGACGGATCTGGAGTTCCAGAGGACCCTGTGGCTCGCGTGCAAGCGTGACATCCTGTATTGGATCAACACGTTTGTGTGGACTTTCGACCCTCGCAAGCCGAATCCCAAGCTGCCTTTTATCACTTATGGGTACCAGGACGAGGCGTTCCTTGCGATGGAGGAGGCTCTCCCGAGTGAGGACGGATTGCTTAAGGGGCATGATGTCATTATTGAAAAATCGAGGGATATGGGTGCCTCATGGATTTGCCTAACTCTTTTCGCTTGGCGGTGGCATTTTCGGAGTTTGCAATCGTTCTTGATGGTCTCCCGGAAGGAGGGGTTGGTGGATGGGTCTGGGGACTCGCTGTTCTCGCATATAGACTTTATCCACAAGGGTCTCCCCAGCTGGATGATGCCCCAGATGCGTCGAAACAAGCTCAAGATGATCAACCTGGAGAACGGGTCCAAGATCGAGGGTGAGAGCACCACGGACAATATTGGTCGTGGTGGCCGACGTACTGCGATGCTGGTGGACGAGTTTGCTGCTTTCGAGGGGGGTGGGTATGACGTGTTGAGTGCCACGGCAGACAACACAAACTGCCGTGTTTTCAACAGCACCCCCAATGGCACAGCGAATGCGTTTTACGCTCAGTTGCAGAAGGGGACTCCGAGGCTGAGGTTCCACTGGTCCCGGCACCCTGAGAAGGCCAAGGATCTGTATGAGGGGCCTGATGGTCGATCCAGAAGCCCGTGGTACGACAAGGAGTGTGAGCGTCGTGCTCATCCTGTCGAGATCGCGACCCAGCTGGATATTGATTATCAGGGTAGTGCGTACCCATTCATGGACCCAAAAACACTCGATGAGCTATCCAAGGAGTTCGCGAGGGTTCCCAATCATCAGGGGCATCTGATGTGCGAGGACATGAGGAACCCTGAGTTCATGGACAGCATGGAGGCCCGTGGAAACCTGAAGGTTTGGGCACCTCTTGATGTTTACCTTAAGCCGAATGATTCTCATGACTATGTCATCGGGGTGGATATCAGCCAGGGCACTGGGGCTAGTGAGTCTGCTGCCAGTGTGATTGACAGGCACACTGGGGAGAAGGTGGCTGAGCTTGCTGACAATCAGATGACCCCCAACAAGTTTGCTGAGTTGTGTGTCTCCTTGTGCCATTGGTTCAAGGGGCCAGGGGGACGGCCTGCTTTCCTGATATGGGAGGCCACTGGCCCGGGTCGGACGTTTGGAAAGACTGTGATTGAGGAGTGTCGTTTCGGGAACGTGTATTACGCGATCAACGACCAGCGAATCACCAAGCGTGAAAGCGATCGCCCAGGTTGGTTCAGCACGTCTGAGGGGAAGAAGGATCTGCTGGCCAACTACAGGGACCTCCTGTTTTCGAGGGCTTTCATCAACCCCAGTAAGAAAGCGTTGCGGCAGGCTGGGGAATTCGTGTACCTTCCCAATGGAAGGGTTGAGCACGGTGGTGCTGTAAACACGATCGACCCTACCGACAGGGGCGACAATCATGGCGATGTAGTGATTGCCGATGCCCTGGCTGCTAAGATTATTCGTGAGAGGAAAAAAGCAGAACCCAAGCTGGAGGTTCAAGGGCCACCAGCGGGGAGTTTTGCATGGAGAAGGCAACAAAGGGAGTCTGTAAGCGATGAGTGGGATTGAGACGCCAAACGGGGACGCTGTAGCCGAGAGCCTTCCAGACGAGGACATCCTCCAGGCCGACGGGTTTGACGAGGCAATTATCGGTTACGCCGAGGTCTGGACGAAAAATGGTCAGCAGAGGGTGATGGCCTATGATCGGGACATGTGCATTGATGTTCTGATGGGTGACGGCATGGAATGGAGCGAGGCAAACGAGTATTTCGATTTCAATGTGGCCGGGGCTTACATGGGTGAGATGACCCCAGTGTTTATCAGCAGGGTGATCGATCAATGAATCCCAACAAAAAAGAGCATCTCAGCCGACTCCGTGACGCGATGCGGTTTTCACGCAGGAAGCTGGAGCCATTCCGCCGTCGCCACAAGGAGGCGATTGAGCAGTACGTTGGGATCGATTATTCCGAGGGTGGCAGCGACAAGCCGGTGTATCTCAACCTGATGGAGATCGCGGCAAATATCTACGAGCGGCAGCTAGCTGCCAGGCCACCCAAGGTGCTCGTGTTCACTCACGCCAGAGAGTTGAAGCCATTTGGCCACAAGCTCGAACTTGCGATGAACTCGATGTTGCGCACGTTCGAGGTCCACAACGCGCTTCGTCGCTGTGTCAGATCAGCCCTGTTCTCGATGGGCATCTGTAAGATTGGAACCCATGTGGTCGGGAGTTACGAGGAGGAGGGTTTCGACTTTAAGAAGACCCGCCCATTCGTTTCCAATGTCTCTCTAGACGACTGGGTGCATGACATGACTGCCCACGTCCATGAGGAGACGGACTATTGCGGGCATCGCTACCGCATGTCGCTGGAGCAGGCTCGAAACGAAAAGACGTTCAGCAAGTCGGTTCGTGAAAACCTGACCGCGATGGACGAGTACAACATCAACGAAAGTGGCGACGAGCGTATCGGCACTCTCACCCAGGGTGTCAGTCAGCATGAAGGTCAGCTGGAAGACAAGATTGAGTTGTGGGAGATCTGGCTTCCCAAGGAAAAGCTGATTGTCACGCTGGGTCCGAACGAGGAAGACAAGCCTCTAAAGGTGGTTGAGTGGAATGGGCCACCTAATCCGATGGGTCCGTACCAGCTGCTGTACTTCAATGAGGTGGATGGCAACTCGATGCCGCTCGCCCCGGCGATGCTGTGGCGTGGCCTGCACGATGTGAGCAACGGCCTGATGCGTAAGTTGGTCCGCGAGGCCCAGCGTTACAAGGTTGTCGGGCTGACCCGCGGAGTTGACTCGGAGGATGCCGAGCGGATCAGGATGGCTTCTGATGGGGAGATTGTTGGGGTCGACAATCCAGAGGCAATCCAGGAGAAGATGTTTGGTGGTCTGGATCAGCGAAACTTCGCGTTTATGCTGCAGATCAAGCAGCTGTTCAGCTGGCAGGCTGGAAACTTGGATTTGATGGGCGGGCTGGGTGCCCAGAGTGACACAGCCACGCAGGACCAGTTGTTGCATGCCAGTGCCAGTCAGCGAATGGCCGGTATGCAGGATGAGGTGCGGATCTTTACCAAGAAGGTGATCAGGGACTGGGGATTCCATCTGTGGTCGGATCCGGTTGAGAGTTACCCGATCCAGCTGAACTCCCAGCCTCTTGGGCCTGTCGACACATTCCTGACCCCGGAGGAGAGAGCCAGCCATGACTTCCTCCTTCATGATGTGGACATCGAGCCGCACTCAATGCAGTTCGTTTCACCACAGGAGAGAATGGCCAAGCTGAACCAGATCATCACTGGTGTTGTGGTCCCAAGCCTTCCGATGATGAGCCAGCAGGGCCTTGGCATCGACTACAAGGAACTGCTCAACACCTACTCTCGGTACGCTGATCTTCCTGAACTGAAGGATATTATCGTCGGCCTAGAGGATGTCCCCCCAGGTTCACGGGAAATGGGAAGAGACAGCGGCGGGAGTCCAGCGACAACCCATCGAGTAAACGAAAGGATATCGCGACCTGGGGCCAACCCGCAGGGCGCGGAGCAGACCTTGGTGAACACGATGATGGGCGGAAACCCGCAGCAATCTGAACAAAACGCTATGGCTAGGGAGATGATGTAATGCAAGAGGGTCAGGCTGAAGCGTTGGACAGGTTTGAAGAGTTGAAGCGGTTGCGGGCTATGCGAAGGGCTAAGTCTCGCGGGCAGTACACAAGATCTTTCGGGGAAGTGTTGTCCAACCCGCTGCTTCCGCCTTGGATGTCTCCAAGTTCTATAGAAACAGCATCCCCTCTCGGTGCGGACCTCCTGAGTTTTTCCGGGATGGATGTCCGGGAGACCAAGAGGCCGGTCGCAAATCGTGAGTATCCAGCAGAAATCAGCGGTCTTGGGAGTTCCTACTGATGGACTTTGAACAGGAGTTCCAAGAGCTTTACGGCGGGTCCTACAAGGCTGTGAAGCATGGTCTGCGCCGCTACAAGAACTGGGGGCTTCCTCGCCTGCAGTCTGAGTTCGACAGGCTGTCTGGATTCGCTGGAACCCCGATGGCATCGAGGTCACAGCACGATATCAAGGCGTTGCAAAAGCTAATCGAGATTCGTTCCAGGCCAGTCCCGGACGCTACCGCTTCTGAATCAGGTCCATTTGACCCGTTTTCGTTCCTGCCAGCGTACCAGCAGTTTGGTCAGCAGCAGCAGCAGGGTGTGAATCCGATGCAATCCATCCCATCAGGCCCCGCGTATTTCGGGATCGGTGGTGTCTCGCGTAGCCAGCCCAACATGAAGTCGCAAAACGTCAACCTCTGGGGAGGGGTTGCTGGACAATCCAATCAGGGTTACAACGCCCAGCTGGGTCCGATGATGAACCAAGCGTATGGTCGGTCGCCCGGGTATATGGGGATAAGAACTCAAACAGGGATGCAGTAGACCCATGCCAAGAAGAAACGCACCGTCAGCAACACCACGGGTCTTAGGTCCAGGGCAGGGGGTCCTCCCCTTGGCCCCGCGTGGCGATGATTTTTATGGTCCCATTGGTACAGGAATGAGAGGTCAGGGGCCGGATGTGGCACCCGGGGTCACTCCGTTCGAGCAGACAGGGTACGACCTTGGCAATCTATGGGAGTATGGAACGACCATGCCTCACTGGAGCGAAAACCAGATGAGGAAAATGTACGGGGTTCCGTTCCTCAAGGCCGCGTTCAATCAAGATGAGACGCGGCGTGCGATCACTGCTGCCGAGGTTGATCGCGTGCTTAGAAACGTGGGGACAGGAATCAGTGATTACGCTGGCCAGTTGATTCCAAATATATTCGGTGGTGGAGGGGCACAGTATTCGGTGCCTCCAGGCGAGATTGAGCCTGAGCCGAGACGAATCGAGTTTGACAAGTTGTTTCCTGATGCACCCAAAAGGGTTCCACCTGGGACTGTGATTCCTGACAACCTGATTCGACCAAAGGTTCCAGGCTATCCAACGACCGATCCTACTGCAGGTGGTCTTGGGGGGCCGTTTGTTCCTGGCCCCGGCAACCCGAGTTACCCGCCCGCTCAGGCCCAGCAGGACAGGATTATCAATAAGTCTCGCGAGATGAAAGAGCAGATCAAGGACTGGTTGAGACGCAGAAGAGAGAGACGAGAGATGAGAGTTGACCCAGCAAGGTTTGAGGCATAGCCATGGCAAACCCGCCTACATATCCAGGTCAATCCGCTGATCCTCATTTCAAGATGAGGATGGATGATTACTGGCGAGATTACGTACCACCAGAAGGTCTTCGCCATTTCCATCCAGTGGACCCGTTCGATTTCCCGCTGTTGTATCCTGAAACAGAGCCGTGGTCGGAGGGCATGTATCTGGCCCCCCTTGAGGACGCGCCTTTTCGTCCAGGTGAAAGTCCGATCACCATCCAGCCGTCAGGCCCACTGAACCCTTACCATGAAGGCTACCCGCATGGCGGCTTCTATGAAGCCCCGATGGGGGACTGGGGTCAGCAGCAATACCCATTCAATCCAATCGACTATCAGGCCCCCTGGAACGTGGGTCCGTATGAATCATGGCCGGGGTACTATCCGGCGCAGCCGGGGACTCCAGAGGACGACTTCATAAATGCTGGGCCATACGTGCAGTCGCCCAGCATGATTCAGCAAGCTCCAGGTTTTTTCCAAAACGTGCCGTATGCCCAGCAGCTGCACGGTCTTGAGGGGTATCTTTGATGGCAGTCGTTTACAAGATAAATGGCGAGCAGGTCACCCGAAAGGAGTTTGTGAAGGACTCCAAGGGCATGGGCCAGATACGCCGCAGTTACGAGTCGTCCAGTGTGATCGTGTCTGAAGGGGCTGCAGTGCATCCCGATGACAGGCACGAGGCCATGAGCCATGCTCGCAAGCATGGGTTCGCTATTGACTTTGACCGCGAGGGTCGACCACACTTCACATCACACACTCAGCAGAAAAAGTATTTGAAAGTGCTGGGTTTGTACAACAAGGATTCCAACTCTTAGGGGTCAGGCATGCCAAAGGGAAGAGGCGGAAAAAAGCTCAGGATGAACAAAAACGTGAGTGCGAAAAAGACCAAGTCGAACAAGAAGAAGGCAAAGCGGCCCAGTCGTCGTGTGTACTAGGAAAAGGAACTGATGATGCCAGACGAGCAATTTGAGCAGGTTGAAGAGAACGTGATCCCCGAGGGGGAGCAGCTAGTTGAGGAAGAGCCTCCTGAGTTGATGGCTGTTCCTGAACCTCAAGCTGAAGCTGAAGAGACCGTCCAGGAAGAGGCACCGATTGAACAGCAGTGGCGTAACGATCAGTACGCAATTGGGAAAGCGATGGGCCTGGAACCTGAGCAGGTCCGTGCGTTTGCGGACCCATCGGCTTTTGATGCCGTTGCAAACCAGTGGGCCGACACCGTTCAAAAGTCCATGTCTGAGTCCCCTGAAGTGCAGCAGGAACAGGAAGCGGCTCAGGCTGCTGCCAGTCAGCAGCAGAACCGAACGGCCTTTGAGTTCGGTGATCCAAGCGATTACGATCCCGAAATCGTTGAAATGAACAAGTTCTACAACAACAAGATGGATCAGATGGAAAACACGCTGAGTGCAGTCTTGATGCACACGCAGCGTATGCAGATGGAGGCTGCTGGCCGTGAAATGGATCTCATCCTGAACAACATGGATGAAGGTCTTTACGGTCGCGGGCGGCTGAACGATCTGAGTGAAGACAATGCCCTGAACCGAATTTCTGTGGCTGACGAAGTCGCCCGTATGGGGAAGGGGTATTTGGCTAGGGGTGAAGGTATTCCCCCGATGGATACTTTGGTTGAGCGGGCTGCACAGTCTGTTCATGGGAAAGAAATGAGCCAAGCGGCTCTACAACGTGTCTCCGACAAGGCCAGTCAAGTCGCTCGGCAGGCCACAGCGTTACCCCAGCACCGTGACGGAGGTCCGGAAACCGGGTATGAGGCTGCAGTTCAGGCTGCTGCCAATTGGCAAGCTGAGCACGGGATGTCCTCGTACTAAGGAGGCACTTATAATGGAGTGTTTCAATGCCTTATCAGGCTGATGATTATGCAGATCTCGTAACAACCACGTTGCGCGCTCTGGAAAAGACCACGTGGGCCGACATCGTTGTGGACAACCAGAGCCACATCGCGTTGCCCCGGATCCTGAAGAAGAAGGCCGTCCAGTTCGGGTCTGGCTTCGGCTATCAGTTCAATGTTCGCTTGTTCAGCAATAATGCAGCTCGCAACGTGAAACTGGCAGAGACGGACAACCCGACAACTGCCGACACGCAGAAGACGGGCAACATCCCTTGGCGACACACTGAGACTCACTGGTCGCTTGAGGAGCGGGTCATTGCGATGAACCGTTCTCCCGCCCGTCTTGTCAACCTGCTCCAGACCAGTCGCGTTGACGCGATGACCGATCTGGCTGAGTTGATGGAAAGCAACTTCTGGTCGAAACCCACGAGTTCAAGCGACAGCTTGGCTCCTTACGGGGTTCCGTACTGGATCAACACCACCAGCTACTCGACCACGGGTGGCTTCAATGGTGGTCGTCCTACTGGCTTCACCGATGTCGGTGGCTTGGATCCCAACACGTACTCCCGGTGGAAGAACTGGAATGCTCAGTATGTGAACATTTCCAAGCAAGATCTTATCCGCAAATGGCGCGAAGCTGCGACCAAAACGGAGTTCAAGCCGCCTGTCGACGGCCCGTTCTCCAACATGAAGTCCAACTGGGGCTACTACACCGATTACACGGTGCTGGGAACTCTGGAAGAAATTTTGGAATCGCAAAACGATAACCTGGGTAATGACGTCGCGAGCAAAGATGGTTCGACGATCTTCCGCAGGATTCCCGTGGAGTGGGTTCCGTACTTCGACAACAACTCCGGTACTGGTGACACGACCAACCCGATTTACGGGATCAACTGGGCCGTGTTCAAGCCGTGCTTCTTGCAGGGCGAGTACATGAAGGAGACGAAAGTGCAGCCGCATCCGTACCAGCACCGTACTATGGTGCAGTACACAGACTGCACGATGAATTTCTGCTGCGTCGATCGTCGTCGCGGCGGGTTCGTTCTGAGTAAGTAGGCTGACCTCACGTTCTGACCGGGGGGGCAATCGCTGCCACGCCCCCCCGGTCGGTTTTTCTCGCTTGGTAGCACTGGAGCAATAGGATGACTGCGTACGTTCAACACAAGGGATTCAATCCTCGATTGCTGTCGAGTCGGATCTGGGGTCGTCTCCCCATCAAGAACTGGAGCGTTGGTCTCGGTGGTCGGTACTACTTTGACGACTTCCTGAACTTCGGCGGTGCGAACATTCTTTCCGCTGCTGGAACCGTCTCTCCGACGACTACCACAGCCGGAACTTCAGGTACTGGGGCCATTGACGACACCGAGTTCGACAACAGTCTCGCCTCATTGGTGAACGCTATTGGTCGGGCCGCGACCGGATACGACATCTACACCGATGTTGGTGTGACGATTGCCGGTCTGGCCACTGACGCCACCGGGGCGATCGAGGTTGCTGGTAATGATGCCGACAACGACGAAGGCATCATGCAAACCGGCGGCGGTTCTGGCAACATGCTGAAGATCGACGCCTCTGGTGCTGGCAGGATTGCGTTCGAGTGCCGGATCAAGAAGGCCAGCGTTGCTGACAACGCCTGTGCGTTCTTTGTTGGCCTGGCCGAGGAAGGCTTGGCTGCTGCCAATGCCCTTCTCGACGGCTCCGGTGAGTTGGCTGACAAGGATTTCGTCGGATTCCGGGTCAAGCATGATGCCGGTGAAGAAATCGACTTCGCGTGGGAAAAGGAAGGTCAGACTATTCAGGAACACGCGAACATCCACACGATGGTCGCAGACACCTACGTCAAGTTGGGTTTCCTGTACGACCCGGGCAACCACCCCGATGACAAGAAGATCAAGCTCTTCGTCGACAACGGGGAAGAGGAGTCTGTCTACGTCACGCAGACGCAGTTGGACGCCTCCACCTTCCCTGACGACGAGGAACTCAGCCTTCTGCTCGCGACCAAGGTCGGAGCGGCTGCCGAGTCCAAGTTGCAGATGGACTGGTGGGCCTTGGGCGTCGAGGAGTAGTAAACCGGTGCCGCAGCACCCGGGGGGGCGTTGGACTCCCCCGGGTGCCCTATGAAGGGGAATGGAAATGGCCAAGAAAAAAGCTGCTAAGAAGGTTGTCAAGAAGAAGGTGGCCAAGAAGGTCGCCAAGAAACCTGCAGCCAAGAAGGCCCCGAAGAAGTCTGCGGCCAAGAAGGCCCCAGTCGTCGAGAGGGAAGTTTGCACGCTGTCGGTTCGCGGGGTGATGCACGATGGATAATGTCAACCAGCAGCGAATGGAGCACATGACCGGTGGCCCGTTATCGGACCATGTGGTCAAGGCTTTCAATCGCCTGGAACGTCAGGCGTATGCTGCGAGTGCCGAGAGTCATCCGAGCGGATGGATCCTCGCGTTGTGCAATGAGATCTCGTTCCTGAGCGGACGCATTGCAGAACTTGAAAACGAGGACGAGAAGGCCGAGATGCCCGAGCATGCTGCAAATCTGCAGGTGCTTATCAAGGGTGCGACCTATCCAGCCGAGTTCCTGGGGATGACTCCAAAAGGTTATTACCGCGTTCGCCTGGATGGCGAGGATAAAGTGCGGGTTGTTGCTCCCGATAAGGTGAACATGGATGGCTGAGCCTACTCTATCCCTGACGTGGGATGGTATTCGGAACGAGGTGTACGAGTATCTCTTTGGCGGAAACGACGAGGGGTACACCAACGAGTCGGATACCGACCGAAAACGACTGGTTGAGAGGACCTGTGAATCTGGCTTGCGTCAGTTTTACAATCCGCCACCTGTCGAGGGCAGGACCCATGACTGGTCCTTCTTGATGCCGGTGGCGACACTCTCGCTCAACGCGGCCTATTCTACCGGGACGATCGCGGCCACCAACGGGGTGGTCACGCTTTCGGGTGGAACATGGCCTGCATGGGCGGCAGCTGGCGAGATCAACATTAGTGGCACTAACTACGCGGTCGATACCCGGGATACCACAACGCAACTGACCCTTGTCGACACATCCAGTGCCTCGGACGCGGCTTCAAGCACCTCGTACTCATTGCACCAGGACGACTACGATCTGCCTGATGACTTTGGGAACATAATGGGTGTTATAACTTACGCTCAGGCCGACAATGCCATCCAGCCCGTGGAGATGGTGGGCGAGGGCCGGATGCGTGAACTGAGGCAGCGTGACTATAACGTCACCTACTCCTCGGAAGACCCGTTTTACGGGGCAATTCGTCCGAAAGCGAGATCGCACACGCTAGAGGGAACTCGCTACGAGATCATGTTTTGGCCGGATGTCACGGCAGCTGCAACGCTGTCGTATCGGTACAGGGTGCTCCCTGACAAGCCAGAAACCGGTTCACCGTCCGCTGGTGAGCGAGTTCACGGGATTACGCAGCATAGCGAAACAATTCTGTACAGTTGCCTCGCAGAAGCTGAACGCCGAATGGATGGCGAGCGAGGAATCATGTATCAGACTTTCCAGGAATATCTGGTAACATCAGTCACACGCGACCGTCAGGACAACAAGGCGGAAGTGTACGGGTACAATGCAGACTGGTCTGACAGGCGTGAGATGTACGGCCCGCGAAGGCTCACCCTGTTTAGTAGTGGCGTAACCTACAAGGGCCAGGGAACATAAGGAGATTTCGATGAGTGGCAGGCATAAGCTGCACGATGCGACTGGTGTTCTTCTTGCCGATGAGGCTGGGAACAAATTGTTTTGCGTAGAAGATTTTGGCAGTGCTGGCGGTTCTGCGCCCGCTGACGGAAGCATCGGTTACGCCAAGGGTTGCATTATCATCAATTCCGGTGCTGCCGATGATGATGACGATGCACACGTTTTCATCAACCTGGGTTCCGCGACTGACAGCAACATCGACGGGCTTAAGGTTCAAACATAGCAGGGGTTACGAATGGTTTCTTCGGTTACAAGTGCCATCGACCAATTTGGGAACGTCGCGTTCAGTGGCGGTGGCCAAAAGTACACGTCGGTCGCACAAGGTTCGGCTGGAACTGTGGCCATCGCAGCAGCATCAACGGGCGTGAAGTTTCGCGTCCTCGCTGCAGTCCTTGCTAACGTGCAGAGCGGTGGGTCACCCGGGACGGCGCAGTTCAAGAGCGGCTCGACGGCTCTGACCGGTGCGATGCCCAACTCCAACAACCCGTTCGTTCTTCCGTTCAACCCTGCGGGGTGGTGTGAGACGAGTGCGGGTGAGGCTTTGAATCTCACCAGTGCCACCGATGCGTTGAACGGGGTCGTTGTATATGACGAGGTCGCAGGCTAATGACTAGCACGGTTACAGCTGCAACCATGACGGTGAAGATCACTGAGACGATCAAGCTCAATGGTCGTGACCAGGGTGCTGAGAACACTCTCAGCATTGCCTCGGTAAACGAGGTGAGTAAGCGAATCGTGACTGCCACGACTACCGAGCAGATCATCTTGGCCTTCGGGACTGCTGTAGCAGCTGGCCAATTCGACAAAACCAAGGTCGTGTACATACGCATCACGAATCTTGATGACACGAATCACGTCTGCCTTATCTTTCGCAACGAAAACGGTGACGAGTTCAGTGTGAAGTTGGATAAGGGGCAGTCCTTCATCTACAACGGTGATCTGGCCGGGGGTGTTGTGGACACCATGGACGCACTGACAGGCGGTGGTGCAGGAGTGACTCCGAACACGTTTGGCGACTTGGTTGATATCACGGCAGATGCTGACACAGCCTCGTGTGATCTTGAATTGTTCGTAGCGAGCATCTGATGGTGCCAAGAGGGAGCATGGATGCCTCGCAAGCCGAGTGTCTACACGATGGCCTTCCCGTTCAACGGGATCCACGAGGCGGGGCCTTACGAACTGCAGCCAGACCACACAACGGTCGACGCTCAGAACGTGCGACCCTTCCCAGCGTCGTCGCCTGATACTGCCAGCACGCTGAACTCCGAGTCCAGTGGACGGTCTCGTGGAGGTCAGCGGCCTGGGATGTCAAAGTATCTGGCGGATGCGCCGATTGCTACGCCACTGGTACAAGACATCAATCATATTTCATGGTCTGACCTGACCCCTCTCTCAGGTAAAGGTCATGCCATCATGAACGAGTCAACCAGTGGCTCTTTCCTGATGGTGGACCCGGATGGGGCGCAGGAGGGATCTGACGGGGGCGTCAGCACCGAGGTCTTCAACCTCAGTTGCTGGGGCGATGACGGGTTTGGCTACATCGCGACAGTCGACAGTTCCCACAAGTTGATCATTCGTCAGGTCAACAAGAAGATGACGGTCGACATCGACTGGACGAACTCAGGGATGCCGAGTGTCCAGCTGTCCTCAGCCACCCGTCAAGTTCGCGGCATGGTTGTGGTCGGGAACGTGCTGTACGTCTGGGTGAAGAACATCAACGGGGTAAACGGCGAGGCAATCTACAGGGTCAGCACCTCAACCGGGAAGCTGCTGGACACTGCCACTGGCGATGGCGATCAAGACGATTACTGGGCTGTTTCCGAGAACCAAAGCACCGGTGCGTTTCAGCATTTCTATCCAAGCTCAGGTGAGACATCCAACTGCGTGAACCTGATGACTCACGCTGATGGGGTGCTGGGGATGCTGTGCTTCAACAATAGCGCCCCAGCAGCATCGTCTGACACAGCAACGGACAGCATAGCTTGGAATGCCACAGCGACCGGAACCGACTCTGTCCAAGTTCGCCTGGTGGAAGCGTTGTCCCACTTGGACTCAACAAAGATTGCCTGCAGTGGAGGTCCGCTCGGAACCAACCCGATCACGATCGAGTTCCAGGGTACGCTGGGCCTGCAGGACGTGGTGCTGCCTACGGTTACGGATTCAGGGGGCAGTAACATTGCGGTTGCTGTGACGCAGGGCGGGTCCGCGAGAACAAACAAAAAGATCACGCTGACTCAGTCGGGGAGTGCGGGCACCTTTACAATCTCCCACAACGCGAGGCTGTCATTGCAGCTGCTTGATGTCCAGACTGGCGAGCAAGCAGTTGTCAAAGAATTGCAAACCTATGCTGCAGACTCCACCCCGACTGACGCCAACCAGGAGTTGGACATTGCGGCAGATGGGGTCGGAAACTTCTATTGTTTGACCCGCTCAGGATCCACGTTCTCGCATGCCGTGACAAAGGTGAACAAGTACGGGGTTCAGCAGTGGCAACAGACCAACTCGGGAACCACGCGGTCGATTACATACGATCCGGTCAGGGATCGTCTCGGTGTAGCGGGGGGCAGTGTTTATGGCAGCGGCAGGTCGTTTGGGGTTGTTGCGGTCTCTAATGGAGCACTGTCCTCGTCTGCAGACTCCCACGGCGTCACTGCGTGGAACGTCGTTCGTGTCGACGACAAGGGCGGTTTCCGGCTATTCAAGAATGCTTCCTCCAATAATGTCGCCAGGGTTACCGAGGCGGCAACTCCCTCTGATACAGCAGCTGGGTCGTGGATCAAAAGCCACGGTGACGGCACGACAAACCATCGAGGAGCTTCGTGTGCAGCTGCGTATTCGCTGAACCCGGAAAACGCGACATCAAAACGGCAAACAGTACGTCTGGTAGTCCATGGCGGAATCGTCCGCGAGTTTGACGACCTTGCGTTTACGGGTGTCACCGATGGGGGAACACTTACTGTACCAGCCCTTGAGAGAAACGCTCCAGTCATCTTCTCAGCACAGCTGGGGAGCAACCTGTTTTACGCGGATGGCCGGTCAGCCCAATACTACAAGTCTGAGACGCGGGCGATCACAGCCTGGACCCCGACCAGCGGGACACTTCCGATCGATTCAGCCGACAAGCGTCCCACTCTGATCGAGAACTGGCGTGGCCGGATCGTGATGTCCGGGACTGAGGCAGATCCGTCAGAGTGGTACATGAGCAAGGTCGCGGACCCGTTTGACTGGAACTACGCCCCAGACACGATCACGGAAACTCAGGCTGTCGCTGGGGTGAACTCACCAGCAGGTAAGTCACCAGATGTGATCCGGTGCATTATCCCGGTGAGTGACGACATACTGATTTTTGGGTGCGACCACAGCATCTGGCAGATGACTGGTGACCCGATGCTCGGAGGTCGACTCGACGAGATCATCGACGGGGTTGGAACTCCCTGGGGAAGACCGTGGTGCCGGGGGACCAGTGGAGAGTTCTATGTGTTCGGGACACGGGGTGGGGTCTACCGAGGTTACCCCGGGCAAAGCGTGACCAAGATCACAGAAGGCCGCTTTGAAGAGCGGATGAACAACATCAACCTAAACACCAACCTTGTGCGTCTGGTATGGAACGAGCGAGAGCGGGGGGTGCATGTGTTTGTGACTCCACTGACGGTTGGAGACTCATCCAACGAGCACTACTTTTACGACACAAGAACCAACAGCTGGTGGATTGATAAGTTCGGCAATGCAAACCACGATGCCAGGGCAGTGCATGTGTTTGACGGGGATGACGCGGCTGACAGGGCGATTTTGCTGGGCGGTGCAGATGGATATATACGAAAGTGGGACGTCACGGCGTCAGATGATGACGGGACCGCGATCAGCAGCCATGTGTATTTTGGCCCGATTCTTCCAAGAGCACTTGGCACGGTGAATGTAAATGAGATCAGGACGATGCTGGCAAAAGGTTCCTCGGACGTCACGATGTCAGTGTTCCGGGGAAACAACGCGGAAGACGCCTACAACCAAACAACACCCCTGTACACGTCCACCTTCTCAGCAGGCCGGAACGTCTCGGAAAGGCGAAGGGCGCAGGGGCATGCGATATACCTGAAGCTGAGCAACACGACTGCTAGCCAGACATGGGCCATGGAACTGCTGCAGGCGGTGTTTACCGAGACATCTGGTAGATTTGGCAGGATTTACTACTAATGCCCCCAAAAAACACTGGATTTGAGCAGCCTAGAGTTCCGTCAGGTGCGTCTCCAAGAGAAAGGCGTGGGCAAGCACTACTGGGCGGAAACCACTCTGTCCTCAAGGAACTGGGGATCGGGACCAATGATCCAGATTCTGCCCTGCACATCGTCAAGGAGACTGCTGGTGCCGGTCTGACTCTTGAAAGGATCCAGGATTCAGTAAACTCTGCGTCGGTTCAATCTAAAAAGTCCAGGGGGACACTGGACAACAGGGCTGCTGTTGCCGATGACGACGACCTGCTCACCATCAGAGGGTTTGCATACGTTGGGGATAACAACTCGTACCAGGAAACGTGCCGGATTGAGTACGAGGTTGATGGCTCCGTTTCAGATGCCAGCAAGGGTGCCCCGGGACGGATCGTATTCAGGACCTCCAGCGGTAGTGGTCTGACCAAGCGGATGCGGATCACCAAGGACGGGAATGTGGGGATTGGACTGGATGATCCGTCCACCAAGCTGACCGTGGAAGGGGCGATCACAATGAAGGAACAGGCTGCAGCCGATACAGATGCAGCAGCCTATGGGCAGGTGTGGGTCAAGACAGCCACGCCGAACGAGTTGTATTTCACCACGGATGCTGGCAACGACATCCAGATAACCAGTGGCACGTCTTTGGCCGGTGGTAGTGGAGGTGGCGGCATTACTGGAGTGACTATCCAGACAGACAGTGGTTCTGGCAGCAAGGCTACCGACACCAGTGGATCTGCGGATTTCATTCTTCAGGGTGATTCGGCTGGCATCGACGTTACCAACAGCGGAACGACGATCACGGTTGCTCTCGATCTCAACGAGATCACCGCAGGCGCGGTTGCTGATGGCGATTCGTTTGTGTTCGTGGACGCGAATGACAGTAACGCCAACAAGAAGGAGGCTATCGCGGACCTCGCAACCTTGTTTGCCGGTGACGGATTGACAGCCTCCTCGTCTGTTTTGGCCGTCAACGTGGATGACTCCACAATCGAAACGAACTCAGATGCGATCAGGATCAAAGATGGTGGCGTGACCTACGCCAAGATCCAGAACGTCTCAGCGACTGACAGGATACTGGGGCGGGACTCGTCAGGGGCCGGGGCCATTGAGGAGATTACCCCGGCCAATCTGAGGACCATGATCAACGTCGCAGATGGAGCCACAGCAGTCACGACAGAAAACATCCAAGATATCGTCGGTGCAATGTTCTCGTCCAATACCGAGACTAGGATTTCTGCCACCTATCAGAATGGCGATGGAACGATTGATCTCGTGGTCGATGACATGACCGCAAACACGATGGGGTCTGGGTTCGTCCTTGAAGACGGTGACGGTACGGAAGTCACCATCACCGAGAACAAGGAGGTGAAGATCGTTGAGGGGACTGGGATCGATGTCGACTGGACCGATACAGATAACGGAACGGATGGCGACCCGTATGACCTCACGATCTCGTGCGACCTGGAAGGCACGGAACTCAAGTCGACTGGTGAGACTGGCGGATCAAAGTTTTTGCGAGAGGATGGCGACGGCACATGCAGCTGGCAGACGGTGAGTGGTGGTGGAATCTCGTGGGATGGTTCGACCGCACAGGGAGTGGCCACCTTCAAGGACTCCGACGAGGCGACCGTAGAAGCCAATCTGACATTCGACGGCAACAGCCTCTTGTGCGTGACAGGCAGTGCGTCTGCTGTTCCTTGTACGATCAAGGGAGCAGCTAGTCAGTCGGTGGACTTGTTGCAGTTTCAGGACAACTCCGGTGACAACCTGCTGATGATCGACCAAGGGGGCAGTATCCGGTTGGGGTTGGGTGGCGACCGCGAGATTCACGTCGAGCCGGAAAGCGGAACGAACCGCGCAGGCAAAGACATTTTCATCAAGGGTGGCAAATCGACGGGCAACGGCGAGGGTGGGGACATTCGGTTTTACACCTCTCCAGTTGGCTCGTCTGGCTCAAGTGTCAATGGGTGGGCCGAGGTTTTGAAAATTCGGCACGACAAGAAACTCGATTTTAAAATAACGGCAGAAGACGAGGACGACCTCGATCTTGAGTCCAGCGAGCACAAATGGTTGCCGATCCAGGTCGGCGGCGTGGACTATTTTCTGCCGCTTTACCGCGAGGAGCCTGATCCGGGCGGCTGCACATGGACGTGGAACTATAACTACGAGCAATATCAACTTACCTCGTCAGATTGTGCGGCGGGTTACGAGTGTCCCTATTTCGATGTAAACACGTACCAGGGCGTCACGGTCAATAGGCCGTGCCAGGAATCGTGATGGCGGATATTGGTTATTTTCTTGTGTTTTCAGGCTACGCCCTCTTCCTCGTTGCCATCCTAAACCTCGTGTCAGACGGGAGATGATCAAATCTGTCATGAACTTTTATCTGCAAAGACAGTGGTCGTCGTTCAATTTCTTGCGCTGGCCACCATTCTGCTTTCGCAAAAAGAAGGTGTTTTGAGATGAATTGGGAGGACCGTAGCAATGGGTGAAGTTACTCTTAACGCATGGGGCAAGGTGGCGACGATCACCTATCCAGACGGCATGGATGCACTTGCTCCTCTGGCGTTCGGTGACGCTTATGGATATGAAGAACTGATTCTGGAGGACGGGGATAACATTCCCAACCCCCAGTCCCTGGAAGAGTTCGCCATCGAAAAGATATTTGATTACGTTGGCGAAATCATGCGGACGTATTCGACCAAGGATGCCGTGGCGACAGCGATAGAGGATGCCGAGGCGGCTGCTGATGCCGCTATGGATCTAATCACAGTAGAAATTGCGGATCAGGAGTAAGTCATGGCTTTAGCTGCGTGGCAGGACCCAAACGCTCCCCTGACGTTTGAAAACGTACTTCCGAACCCGAAAAGCGTGAGGTTAGATTACATCACGGGCGGAACCGTGCCTGTCGCGGGGTATTCCGGGAATCCGGCATACGGACAAATCGGTGGAGATCTAACCACTCCACAACACACATACCGCACAATCCAAATGCCCGGGGTTCGGCTGGGCGCGGGCGGGCAGGCCCAGCAGCAGATGTTTAGCTACAACCTGCCCATATTTTCAGGCCCCGGCGAACTGGGACCTTCCGAGTTCCAGGCACAGCAGGATGCGATGCTGCTGGGCGACTACCGTCGAAGGTTCAAGTGGGCGTTGCCTGGGGCCACCGAGGGTGAGTTTCGTGAATACGACGTGGTTACCGACCCGGATACGGGTGAAGTCACCTACGAGAAAAGAGAGGACTACAAAGTCGTAAGTGAAGAGGAGATGAAGCGGTGGTGGAGCAAGCACAGTAGAAAACACATAAAGCGAACAGAAGATAAGTACAAGCAGAAGGCTCTTGAGCTTCAGACGCAGCAGCAGCAGGACTACGCAAAGTGGTGGAACGAGGAGCGGTACAAACAGCTTCAAAACCTGATGGCCGATCATTGGCAAAACCAGATGTCGATGATGCAGGGCATGGGTGAAGCTGAGCGAGCGGATCTCCTGCGTCAAGGTGGGGCACTCCAAGAGAGCGCGTTGTCTCAGGCCATGCAGCGTGGCATGTCGGGCACGACAGCACTTTCAGCGATGAAGCGAGGTGCCTCAGCAGAAACCGCACAGCAGCTGGGTCGCTTCTATTCCCAGCAGCAGATGCAGCGATACCATATGCAGAACCAGCTGGCCGGTCAGTACATGAATATCATCGAGGGCCGGGTGGACGAGTACCCGAGCACTTACGAACTGGCCCAGATCATGTACGGGGCGTTCGAGGGTGGCGCAGGTCAGAGCCAGCCGTCCACAGGCGGCGCACAAGGCATGGGTATGGCTGGCCTCGCACTTGGTGCCGGAATGGGCATGGCTGCAGCTGGCGCGGCTGGTGGCGGCGCAGGCATGGCTGGCCTTGGGTGCCTGTGCCAGATCTTCATGGAGGGTCGCCACGGCAACGGCACCATGGACTGGGTGGTCCGCAAGTACCGTGACGAGAACATCAACGAGAGAAATGCTCGTGGCTACTACAAGATGAGCGAGGTGATCGTCCCGCTCATGCGTAAGAACAAGCTGCTCAAGTTGCTGTTCTTCTTGTTCTTTATCCAGCCGTGCTTCCTGTGGGCACGATGGCATTACCGGGACGAGATCAAGAAGCGTGGTGAGAAGCCTGGGTGGGGCTCTCGTATTGGCTGGATCTTCGGCCCAGTAAAACGGTTCTGGGAGCGACTGTGCTACTACCTGGGACAGGACCATCCGTACATCCGTTGGAATGGTGAGCTAATCTAATGCCTATTGTTGTTAAGCATGAGCCGTCCGCTGCCGCAGTGTTGGGCATGTCCCGTATCGCCGGGGAAGGTGCATTCAACAAGTGGAAGACCGAGTTTGAGGCTCGGCAGCAGCAGTACGGATTCCAAAACCTGATGGCTGGACTTAGCGGGGGCATGGGACTTGCCCAACCGTTCATCCAGTCAGCACAGCAGCAGGCCGGTCGCGATCACCAGATGGCGATGTACGAGATGAGGAAGGGCGACCAGCTGGCGGCGAATGCGAAGGCGGCAAACGCACTCAGGGCACCGTTTCAAGCGTTGTATGGCCCAGGCGGCTCAATGGAGTTTATGCCTGACGGCTCACGGACTATCCCGACGGCGCAGTTTCAGGAGTTGATGAAATCGGAAGAACCCGCGGCCCTGAAACAGTACGTCGATATGGGCTTTGGGGCACTCAAGGCCACCAAGATGGCTCAGGCTGCGGCTGACCCAACGACTATACAGATGCAAGCCGGGGCAGCTGTTGAGAGAGAGTTTGCCCTGAGGGCTAAGAAAGTAGCAAAAGAGGAGGAGTATCACAACGAACTGGTCGGGAACCCCAACGCCCCGTTCATCCAGATGGATCCAAAGACACGGCAATACACCTCTACCGATCAGCCTTACGCTGACGCGGCGAACCGCCATCTGGCAAAGATACGCAGCATGAAGCTGGGTATCCGGGAATTGGGCATAAAGCAGAATGTAAACCAAAATACCCAAGCGGTGATTGGCCCCGATGGGAAACCTACAGGCGACTTTTGGTCGACAGGTGACATCAAGTTGCAACGAGGGAGCACGGCAGGCGGTTCTTCAGGCGCAGCGGCCAAAACAATGCCTCCCCCTGGAACCCCCGGAAGCGAATGGAACTTCTGGCAAAAGAATACATATGACGACAAAATCGAGGAACTAATCAAGCGCGAGAGAGAGCTTTACAAACCAAACGAGAAAGTGGAAGCTCAGATATTGCTCGACATGAACAAAGCCTCGACAGAAATTACGGTCGCAGGGACCAAACTGAGCAAGGCTACAACTCCTGAGGCAAAAGCGGAAGCGAGAGCCGAGCAGCAGGCAGCGGAAGATCGATACAAGCGGTTCATGGGGATGATGCCCAAGCCCCCCAGGGGAGATGAGCTTCTGCAAAATGCCCAGCAGTGGTATTACCGCAGGCACGGACTTCCGCCTTACTACGATCCCAAGTGGAAGCCGCGGCCAACGGTAACTGGAGAAGCTGGACCTCCCGGATTCCAGACCACTGGGCAAGAGCGTGCCAGAAATGATTTTTTGAACGCACCGTATCGTGGTGCTCTTGCAGCGGGCGGCGGGGCCATGCCGATCCAATTGCCTCCGGGAGCAACCAACAAGGATTACGTCCAGGCAAGAGTTGACCAAGGGGTAAGTTACGAACAAGCCGCGAAAGAGATTGCTCGTCACGAACAATACTACGATGAGGCCGGAAAACTCAGGCCCCCGTACCGACCACGTCCTGGTTCCGGTGGTCCGGGGCAAGGTGCCCCCCCGGGGCAAGGTGCCCCCCCGGGCATGGGAACCCCGATGGGAGCCAGCACCCCGTGGACGTCATCCAGGGTCAAAGAGAGCAAGGTCGCAGGTCCACATGTAGCCCGCGAGGCCATGGCAGGATTGACAAAAGAGCACGAGTCGCAAGGGTTCGAGAAGTCGCCAGTTGCGAGAGAAATACACAGGCTTTTTGCCAACCCACGACTAATGTCTGCTGCCGAAAGGTGGATGCGTCTTGGGAAGCCAGGGGGGGCAAGGCTGAAAGACAACAAGGAACTGATGAAGGGTGTTTACTCGGCTCTGGAACAAGAGCAACAGCAGCTGGCCTACAAGACGGAAACGGGAGGCAGGCTAGCGCACCCAGGGCTAGGGGTTCCTACGGGTGGTCGTCCGGGACAGCGTGCAATCGACGCGGCTGTTGCAGCAGGGAAGCGTGGAAAAACAGTAGAAGAAATTATCGGCAAGCGTCGGGACATGGTTGCAGGTGTTGTGGAGTCGGCCATCAAGTGGAGCCGAAAGGCAAATCCACGAGGGCAAGTGTCTCTTGCTTACATTCCGGCCCCCGACAAGCAGGAGTTCATCCGCCTCGTGGATTCTGGGCTCGTCAAGGCAGGGGACGTGCTGGTCTCTCCTCCTGAGTACCGTAAGGGTGTGCTGGTTTCTGAACCCGGGTTCGTTGTGGTGACCCAGGACGCGATCGACAACAGAAACAAGACCCCGGAACAGGTAGCGAGAGAATTGGAGCGAAAAACGCAATCCGAGAAGGATCAAAAGCGTGAAAAAGAGACAAAGTCAAAAATGGACCCAAGGGTCACAAAGATAAACACGTGGTCCCGCCGTCTATCAGGTTCAAAATACGACCTGTCAAAAATGTCGGCAAAGCAGAAGGCCAGCCGCAATAAGCGGGTCGGTGACTTGCGGGCGATTGCTGAGAAGCTGTCGGCTGACATTTACGCGAAGTGGGGCCGAGAAGGCACGCACAGCGAGGCTGAAAAGAGAAGTCTGGCCGCGGCAAAGGCGTTTTTGCAGAAGTTCAAGATAGAGAAATAGAGGTTAGTTGATGTCTCCTCCAGACTGGGCGGTGCAAAGCGGTTTCCAGCCACAAACAAACCCTTTTGCCGAGGCGGAAGAGACACTTGAGGAGGCGACGGAGCAGGATCCTTGGATCCAAGACCCGTTTGCCCCTGAAGCCGAGGCTGTGGATGAGCCTCCCGATCTGCCTGAACTTGGCCCCGAGGACACGGGCCCTCTCGACTGGGCCGACAGGTCAAAGCCGTTGATGGAGGATGTCCCTGGCCGCAAGGAGCTTAGATCCACTCGCCTGTTCAGGATGCTGGAAGAAGACGAGTTCAATGCTGCTGTAAAGCAAAACACGGCGAGGGCACGCGACGAGGAACTGGACTGGTTTAGCGAAACGGGATTGGGGGGGAGAGGCCAGAGAACTTTAGAGAAATTGCCTTTTTCTGGCGTAATCACGGCCAACCGTCTCATGGAGACAGCATTAGCCGCCCATGAATGGCAAACCGAGGGAGTAAGAACCGAGGAGGGTGCTCGCCTGATCGGTGAATACTTTGCCGAGTTAGACCGGCAAAAGGGTTTGACCACATTCGACAAGGTGATTGAGCTTGCAGCGGACATGCCGGGGTTTTTCGTTGAAATCGGGTTGACCGGTGGCGGCTACACCTATGTGTCAAGAGGCACCCAGAAAGTGCTGCTTCGCACGCTGCGAAAGATGGGGGCGAAGTACCTGAAGGAGGGTGTCAGCAAAGTGGGGAAAAGGTCCCTGGCAACCAAGCTGGCTATCAAGGGGGCTGGCTTTGCAGCGGGTTCGGGTGCCCTCACGTTAATGAATCCACAGCTGATCGCTGAGCAAACCAGCGAGCGAGCCTTGCACCATGCGTTGCAAGGTGACGAGGAGGCGTTTGTAAAGGCGATGTGGCAAGGCCCCCTGGGTGCCTACTTTGAGCTTGGCTCGGAAATGTCCGGGGGGATGGGCGCGAAGTACGTCACTGGATGGCTCGCGAAAAAGACTGGCATCAAAAAGATGATGGAAGCCGCGGCCAGCAAGTGGCTGATCGCCAATCCGCGGTCGAGGCTTGCCCATTTCATGGCCTTGAAAAACAAGGTTGGCTGGCATGGGATATTTGAGGAGATCGAGGAAGAGCGGCTGGTAGACATCGCGAGGGGTCTATCCAAAATTGATGACGACTTTGGGACTACTGGACGTCTGTTCAGTGAAGACCCCAAGGAGAGAGCAAAGGCTTGGGAGCAGCTACAGGTCGAGTTCTATGCGTTCACGCTGGTTGGGGGAGGGATGAAGGCCCCCGGGACCATTGCGGCCTTTCGGAAGGCTCCCATCGAAAAGATGGAGAATTTCGCCAAGAATCCGTCTCGCACTGCCTGGAGAAAGATCGAGGGCACCTACAGGGATGTCACTGAGGAGGAAGACGGAACCCCCATGGCAACCTCCCCGCTCCCGGTCATCGGGGAGACATACGACCTCCCGACGAAGGACAAAAAGACGGGAGAGGTAGACACAGAAAACCTGACCCCGCAGGAGTTGGATCCGAACGAGGGACACCACCGGCAGTGGCTCGCAGAAAACTACATTGGCCCGTTCGCGGAGGCCCAGCTGGAGGGACTGCGGCAGCGACACAAGGAATACTTCGGTATCGAGGAGCCGACAGAAGAACCGGTAGAGGGTCCTGCTGTTGTGGAGGACGAGGGGGTTCTCGCGGACGTGGAGGACGTGGAGGAGACTGACCCGGAAATGGTCAGCGATATGAAGCAGATAGTCGCAGAGGGGGGCCTGGGTGAGGACGTAGCGCGAGAGTACCCGTGGATGGCAGACAGGCTGAATGATGTCATTGACGAGGTGGCCAGCAGAAAAGAATACACAGACCTAGAAGACCTTAAGGAGGATGTATTTGAAGAACTAAACAATATCATCGAGGCCGGTGAGCAAGCCGAGCCGGAAGCAGATCCCGACGCCGAGGAGGCTGCTGCCGCTGAACCAGTTGAGGAGCCAGTGGAAGAAGAGGCTGCTGAGGCCCCGGTGGCCGAGGATCTATTACAGACGGTCTTTGATGAGTTGGATCAGGCTTTTGAAGAACTGACTCCAGAACAAACGGAGTTGTTCGATGTTGAGAAAGCCAGGGATTCCGCGAAACAAATAGCAAAGGGGATTTACGAGGAGGGCGACTTTGACAGTCTGGAAGAGTTTGCTTCTGCTGTTACGGCTGCGCTGAATGAGGCAACTCCTTACGATGAGGCAGCGACTCAGTTTTATCGTGACCTTGGCCTGCCGTTTCCGGGGGACGCCGCTGCAGCCGCTGAACCCGCAGCCGACTCCGAGGCGGCAGCTGTGGTCCGTGCGTTTGAACAGGAGTTTGAGAAGGAGCTAGAGAATGAAGAGACAGGTAAGGTTCGGACGAAAATCGGCAAGTGGAAGGCAGCTGCGGCAGAACAGTTGATCGAGAAGCTGGGCAGGTGGATCAACGAGCCGGGACGGCAACTGCGTGAGACAGGAATAAACTACTGGGCCTTGTTTACTGAGGCGGCAGAGCGGGTTTTCAATGAGAAGAAGAGAAGCCCTGCCAAGGCTGCTGAGTTGGTAAAGCGGGCGTGGGATAACGCAGAAAAGCGGGCGGGCGAGGCCGAAACAGCCCCCGAGGCGGCGGCGGCAACCCGCGAATCCTTAGAGGAACAATTTGGCAATCGTGATGAAGAGTTTTGGGGTATTGAACGAGGAGAAGATGGGTCAAGTTTCGGCGAGGTAGAATTTTCGGGCGTGGTATGCACGGGTTATGCTTGCATGGTTGCCAAGAAATTCGGAGTGGACCGCGTCAAGCAATTCGGATTTGACGACGCCGCTGGGACCGGCGGGTTGATAGAGGGGGATGTGGGTGGTCATGACTTCGCCGTCGTTGACGACAGGTTTATCGTTGATCCTTGGTTGCCAGAGTTTAGCAACCTAAGCGATCAAACTGTATTCGATATGCAAGACCCTGCCGACGCCTTGCTTATCGAGAAACTTTACGGGGACCAGTCAAAGTGGGAGCGGAACACAAACCTTGAGGAACGCCTTAGAAAAGGCGGATACCTTGCGAGAGAGTATGCCTCCACCCCCGAGGCGGCGGAAGAGGAAGTGGCCCAGGAAGCAAGGCAGGCTTTGGAATCCCTGGGTCATTCCCGGGAGGACGCAGCTGCAAGAGTTTCGGAAGCGTTGAAGCAGAAGGCATGGCCTTTAGATGTTATTGAATCGCTGTCGGTCGATGCTCTCGTAAGAGCAGCTGTCAACGTAGAACTGCCAACGGACATTAGGGGTGACGCCATCCTGGCATTGCAGCAGCTAGGGCTTTCCGAGGATGCGGCCACCAAAAAGGTCGACGAGCTTCTCGCGAAGAAAGACTACACGGATGCCGGGGAACTAGTAAAGGATGCTGTCAGGAGAGATGAGCCAGCCCCGAAACAGTACACCAAGCGTGAGATGGTCTCGGGGAAGAAGGTAAAGATCCTGACGGCAGATGGAGAAAAGATCGATGGGAGGTATGCCCTGGTCGAGCTTGACGACCTGACTGCCAGTCATCGGGCCACTGAGATTGGTGCTCCATTCACGCCTGAAGGTAATTACCCGCGATCTCTGCAGCCTCGAAACTACGATTCCCCGGAGGAGAGGAACAAGGTCGATGATTACGCATCGAATCCAGAGGCCGGTTTCCTGATCAACGACAACCCAGACGCCACCAGCGGCCCCCCAAGCGTCACTCCTGAAGGCATCGTGATAAACGGGAATGGGCGCACTCTTGTCCTGCAGCTAAGTCACGGCGACTGGTACACGGATGCGCTACGGGAGGAGGCGGATCACTACGGGCTGAGCGAGGAGTCGGTAGACAAGTTCGAGATGCCTGTGCTGGTGCGGGTCGTGGACATGGATCCAGCTGGCCCAGAGGCTAAAGACTTTGCCGAGGTAGGCAACGTCGCGATGACCCAGGCCCAGACTCCACAGCGTATGGCTCAAAGCATGTCTAAACTCGTGGGGTTTGACATGGTTCAGAAGCTGGACTTCGCGTCTGGCAAGACGATCGCCGCTTTACTGGATGGGCCCGGGGGCAGAAAGTTTCTGGACGACGTGTATCACGCACTGCTTCCTCAGGTGCGTGCCCAGTTCATGGACAGCGATCTAGTGCTAACCGATGCCGGGAAAGAGCTTATCAGGGATATGTTCCTGGCCGCGGCATTTGACATCGAGGTCATTGAGAAGCTGACCTCGAATGCCAAGTACCTGAAGGGGCTATTCGTCAACTCGTTGCCAACGGTTCTCGCGATAAAGGCGAGCTACCCGGACGCCGACATCTCTTCCGCGTTAGCCGAGGCTGCGATCTTCATCTCTGGGCACAGGCAGCTGAAGACTACAGAACACGTTAGCGAGTTCCTAGCTTCCGGGACTCTGTTCGAGACGGACCCGAAGGACACGATCTCCCCTCAAGGGAGAATGATGCTGGACCTGCTGCTGGAGATTGGTGACAAGCCGAACGTGTTTCGATCTGCCCTGAAATCTCTCCATGCGGAACTGGGCAATGAGCGAGAGGGCCTGTTTATTGACAGGGCCAACCTGAAAAGTGTGCCGAGAGTGATCTCCGAGACTCTCGGCGCGTTTGCTAAGAATAGGGGAGAGAGTTGGGAGGTGCCGGAAAGGGAGGGTGCCACATTCGGGTCTGCCGATTACAAGCCAGCCCGCAGGGAAACCGAGCCAAGCGAAACTCGTGATCCCGATGCGTCGCCCGTGCAGGTCCCTGACCCGAATACAGATGCATTGCGGGAGGCAGAAGAAAAGGACGAATCCCTGGTTGAGCGTCTTACTGATCACATCAGAACTTATCTGTTCGAGAACCCGGATCTCCAGGGAGCTATCAAAGACAAGTTTGGCCTGACGGACTGGGACAGCGAAATTGGCAAGATCGACGATGCTGCCACGCTGATCAAGATAGCTCAGGAGATTGTCGTCCAAGGCCCCGCGAAAGCACGAGCCTTTTTCGGGGAAGTTCTTCCCGAGGGGGACATGCCTGAGAAGGGTGAGACTGCCGAGGATCTGGACAGCCAGAGCTTCACCGAGGAGGAGCTTGAGCGGCAGAAAGAGGAACTGATCGTACAGATGCTGGGGATTTACGATCGCATTGACCACATAACCCGTCAGTTAGAAACCGCGGAAGGTGGCGAAGAAGCAGCCTTGAGGCTGCGGCGAGCAAGGATGAAAGTCTGGAAGAGCGTACTGGAAAGTCGCTGGTGGGATATTGCTCATCGGCAATACAAGACGGGACAAAAATTTCTGAGACCAGAGCACGAGGTCGCGTCCAGGCGGAACGAACCGGGGTACAAGTCTCCAGTGGACGTGACCTTGCTGGGTGAGGAAGAGATATCGTTGTTGGAGTTGAGCGAGTGGGAAAAATCAGACGCGGCAAAATGGGCGACCCGTATTGACGACGGAGAAATGCTGACAGTGCTGCTTGGCCTCGACAAATTCGGAGTGCAGGATGTCGATATTGTTCCCGTGGACGACGACTCAAACACACATCTCATAGACACATTCGTCGTCGAACTCCCCGAAAACCGACAACAGCAGAGCGGAATATGGGACGCGATAGAACAGGATGGGGTCTTTTTCGTTTTTGAAGAATCGGACCGACCGACGCTAAAGGATGCACTCTACTTTGCATTCACTGTAGATCTGGAAAGTCTCGGATTTATTACAACATCAAAACCATACGAGCAACAGCCATTTAACGCTAATTTGGTGGTACAGGTAATAGATCCTATCAATCAGCAACGGGCCGAGGACGCTGCGTTAGACCAAGCCCCAGAACCTGGGGCCGCGACGGCTAACCCACTAGGGTGGCAAGTTGTACAGGTGAATCTGCAGCAAGGAGTTTTCTGGAATATCGTCAGACAGCACCCCGACAAAAGTTCAATAAGGCTTGTTGAGGGTTTGCCAGAGGAATTACGCAAGGATTTCAAGAAAAAGGCTGAGGCAGAGGCGGCACTAGCGGACTTTCTTTCCAAGACAGCAGCCCCCGAGGCGGCGGAAGAGGGTGAAGTGTCAGGCATTGACGAGTCCCCTGCGAGGCCCGTGGCCCCGCTCCCGTCCGGGGCAGTCCCTGCGCACTTTGGGTTCTGGACATACGAGGACCCCAGGGGCAGCAGCGGTCGTCCGGTTGCGATGTGGCAGATAATACGGAGGCTGTCGTTGCTGCCTCGCCTGTTTGGGTACGAGGGTGTCACAGAATTCCCAATCCAGACCGGGGGGCTTAGGTCTCCTACTGCTGTCGGTGAAGCGTACCATCAGGAATTGATGGTAAAAATCCGTGACGCAGACGACATGCTGACTGCTTTTCACGAGATTGGTCACATCATCGAGGTTCTGATATTCGGTCACGGGCTGGTGAAAGATCCCGTTACTGGAAAAATCAAACGCACCACTCCATGGAAAACGTCAGCCGTTGGCAAAGCTGTGGTCGACGAGTTGACAAAACTTGGAGTGGATCTGTGGGGAACCAAGAAGCCAAAGGGTGGTCTGGCACGAGAAGGGTTTGCCGAGTTCATCCGGCTGTACCTGGAGAACCGATCGGAGGCCCAGTCCAAGGCTCCGAAAACCCTCAGGTGGTTTGAACGCACCGTGACCGGAAGAGCAAAAGGCAAAAAAGCACTACGGGCAATGGACCGTATTGCCAAGATGGTGACCAGTGCCAGGGAGCAAGGACTCCTGAACTGGGCGAGGGATATAGTCGTGGACCCCGCATCGCTGGAGGAGCGGTTCGAGGAATTCAAGGACATGATGCGACTGTCCCCAAACGCATTGATCAGAAACATGGTCGAGGCACTTCAGCCGCTTGAGCTACTTGAGCAGCAGTACGAGAAGACCACGGGTAAACCAATCGCGGATGTCGATAGTGCGTACAAGTGGGGGCAAGCACTTCGACTCCAGCATTCAGCTGTCGTACACCACATGGTCAACGACGGGATGATCAATTTCTCTAGAGAAGAGGTCAAGGGCGGGGTCACCCTGAACCAGCTGGAGAAGTTTGTAAAAGCCAAGGACTACAAGGACTTTACCGTTTACCTCGTGGCCCGCCGCAGCTTGAAGCTGATAAAGAACGAGAAGATCACATGGGACGAAAAAGGGAAAGTCATCAACAGGGAGCCAGCACCGCTTGATACCCCGATGACTGAGGAGCAGGCTACCAAGATCATCGACATGCTCAACAAGAAGTACCCCAAGTTCGGGGCTGGGGCCGACATATTTTACAAGTGGAACGATGGTGTCCTGCAGTACGTTGCCGAGGCGGATGAATTCCTGGGTCAGGTGGTTGGTCGGATCAGAAGGAAGGAAAAGGAGCGTGGCGACTACGCACCGTTGCGTCGTTACATGAGGGCAACCAACTTGGCACTGGCCAGGTATGGTGGCCCGCGGGTTGGATTCATGGACGTGTTCAACGCACTCAAGGGTTCCAAGCGGATGTATGTTGTGGACCCAATCCAGACAGCCATATCCAACGCGGAACGGCTTGTGCTCGCTGCACACAACCGCAAGGTTGTCAGCACGATGATCTCCATGGCGGGTGGATTCAGCGGAACAGCCGGGGAGCCGCTTGGGTTCGGGAACCTGATATTCCAAGAGGTCCGGGACAGGGAACTGAAGCATGCGGCGACTGTTGAGTCGACAGCCAAGCAGGTGTTTGCTGAACTCAAGAGGATCGGATACACCCCAGATATTGTTGATAGATCCGGGATTCCGGTAGGGATTGACGATGTTGATTGGGACGAGCACTCGCTGATCGAGTTTTACGGGATGGCCATGACCCCCAAGAGCGGGGAGCCGATCATTCCTGTGAAGGACGCGAAGGGTGCCATACGCTGGTACAAGATGGAGCCATCGATCTACCAAGCCGTCCAAAGCATGGGCAAGGATGGCATGGAGTTCCTGAGAAAAAACAACTGGGCACGGTGGGCAATCAATGTTGGCGGGTTGATGCCACGCCAGACTGCCAGACTGTTCCGCGCTGGAACGGTTGGGTTCCGTGCCTCGTTCGGTCTGGTCACCAATCCGCTGCGAGACTTCCAGACCCTCTACCTGAACACATCGACCAGTGCCAACGGTCTCACCCTCTTTTCAAACTTCATGCTTTCGTTTGGCGAGGAATTCTTGTCAGCGATTACTGGTGGCAGATTCAGATCCAAGTACAGCAAGTTGTGGCTGCGACTTGGTGGCCGCATGGCACTTCCGCTGTCCCAGGACACAAACCTTGTGGCCCAGGCTGCTCGCGATGTTGTGGAATCCAAAAACATCGGAAGGCGAATTGTCCGTTACGTCACCGACCCAAAGAGAATTCCGCGGCATGCATGGAACGACTGGAACACGTTCCTTTCGTTCTGGAAAGACTTCCTGCAGTTCCCGGAATCAGCCACCAGAATGGCCGAGATCAGAACTGTGGCCAAGGAGATTGGATGGAGTCCCACTATGCCGGATGGGAAGGGCGGAACCCAAGCCAGACCCATGTCGGCAGAACAGGCACAAAAGCTGATACTGGCAGGCAAGCAGGTGACGGTCGATTTCACCGCGGCAGGCGACGTCGCGCGTTGGGTGAACCAGTTCATTCCATTCTTCAACGCGGCGATACAGGGGCCGCGGGCTGCTATCCGTGCAGCCAGACGACCGGTGCGGAAAGGGAAGCTGGCGGGAGTCCCCACCGGGCCAGTCCACTTTGCCACTCGCGGCATGCAACTGACCGCACTGGCTATCGCTAACTGGTTCCGTAACAAGGATGAGGACTGGTACATCAGGCTGAACGCCCGGGAAAAGTTCCTGTACATGTTCTACCCAACAGAGGTATTTGGCGAGCCTTCTGTGGTGATGATCCCGATGGCTCACGATTCGGGGCAGTTGTTTTCCGGTCTTGCCGTGGCGTTTCTTGACGCATGGTATCGCCGTGAGCCAGACGAAGTTTTGAAGTGGGCCGAGCTTCGGGACTATGCGGACACGATGTTTGAAAGCCACATGCCGCTCGACATCCCCTGGGACTTCAAGAAAATGCGACCCGCCCCGACAAACATGCTCGGCAAGTCGTGGCAAACCATGATGGAATTGATGGCGAATCAAAAGTCATACTTTGAGACGCCAGTCGTCTCCTCGACATTCCGAGGCCCGGGGGGCAGGGATCGCATCCCCAAGCAGCAGCAGTTCAATGAGTACACAACGGAAGCAGCCAAGTGGCTTGGCAACCTGTCAGGAATGACACCTGTCGAGATAGACCATGCGATAGTCTCGGTGGCTGGCCCAGCTGCCAGGGACTACCTCCTTGCCGGTCAGTCCCTGGACGGGCTGTTCACCGGTAAGAAGCTGCAATCGCTCAGTGACGTGCCGATTCTTGGCCGGGTGTTCCGAAAAGGAGGAGAGGCAGGCACGCGAACACGACCCATCAACGAGGTGTACGACCTGTACGAGTACGCTTACACGAGGCATGGCGACAGGAATAGGCAAGAAACCCCAGAAGAAAACAAGGAGTTCCTGCTGCTCCAGGACGCGACGAAAGCGATCAGCCTCATGTTCCACATACGAACCGTAACGGACAATGAGAAGGATCGAAGGGCCATGACCAACAAGGCCTCGGAAATGGCTGAAAGTGCGATCAGGGACATCAACGAGATGCGGCTCGTTAGAGATCCGTATCGCCTGGAGGCCGCAAGGCTGGAGCAAGAGCGGGACGAGATGCGTATGTTCAAGGCATACGAAGACGGAGACATTGAACTGGCCGAAAGCCTGCGAGAGGAGTTGCACAAGAACAAGCAGTCGGCACTCCGCAGGGTGATGCAAGGGTTCCCGACCCTGAAAAACCCAACACCAGACGCCCTCGAAAAGGCCATGTGGCAACAAAAACGGGCCGGGGCAATCGCCTTCCCCAGAAGGTGACCTAGTGAAAAGTTTCACTAGGTTGCTTATATAGTGGGGCAACCACGCGCAGGCACTACATTTTGTGGGTTGCTGTGCGCGGCACTGACGCTATAGTGGTGCTGCAACCCACAGTTACCAAGGAGAAGGCAATGCTGGTGTTGAGCAGGAGGCGAGGTGAGTCGATAGAACTAGAGGGGGGTATTACGGTCACCGTCCTGGAGTTGACTGGCAACTTTGTTCGGATAGGGGTGGATGCCCCGGACGACGTGAAGATCCTTCGGAGTGAGTTGGTCGGACAGGAGAAGGTCGATGAAGTTGTATGAATACCCGGAAAAGCTAGAGAATCTGGTTCGGTTGGCTACTGAGGAGGGGGGTCTCAGCCATGAGTTGCTGCAGGAACTCAAGCGCCTTGGCGGCAGCTTCAAGGAAAAGGTGGTCAACTGTGTGAAAATCATCAAGGAGTTGAACTCCTCGGTGGATGCAGTGGGTGCTGAGATCGATCGGCTGAAAGGGAAGCAGAAGTCATTCAAGAACAAGCGGGATTGGCTGAAGGGCTATGTCCACGACCAAATGGTCGGGATGGAGATGGACTTGGTGAAGGACGACCTGTTCACGGTGCGTGTTCAGGAGACCCCAGGCAGGGTGGAAATCGTTGATCAGGAGCAGATCCCCACGAGATACCTGGAGATGGACGTCAAGGTTCTCAAGTCCGAGATTCTTAATTCCTTGAAGGAAGGGGAGTTGATCCCGGGATGCGAACTAGTGAAGAGCACATCGCTTCGGATCAGGTAGACGAGTTGCTGCTCGTCACTATGGAACAGGAAAGGGAAGATTATGCCGACTGACGTGTGGGAGAGTCTGCAGGCCCCGTTTGCACCGCAGGAGGTGGAGTGGAGGATCGGTCGCAGCGGGTGTAAGAAGGACGGGAACGTCTGGGCACTGTGTCTGGCGTATGTGACGAACCGAGCGATCCAGCAGAGGCTGGATGATGTCCTGGGGCCTGATTACTGGAGTAACGAGTACAAGGCTGGCCCCGCTGGTGGAGTGGTCTGTGGCCTGTCAATCCGGTGCGCTCATGAAGACGTGCATGGAAATTGGAAGGATGAGTGGGTCACCAAGTGGGACGGTGCAGAAGCCCGTGATATCGAGGCTGTAAAGTCTGCATTGTCCGACTCCATGAAGCGAGCAGCCTGCCAGTGGGGGATCGGTCGATACCTTTACGATCTTGAAGAGGGGTGGGCTGAGGTGAGCGACAACAAGATGCCCGGGGCCAAGCGGGCAAAGTGCCAGGGCCCCGGTGGAGACAAGTGGTTCTTTTGGCTTCCTCCGAAGCTGCCGCATTGGGCTTTGCCTAATAACACTAGCCCTAGTGGCTCCCCTGCCCGGGAAGTGGCAAAGCAGTCGGCAGTGGAGGAGGAGCCTCGACCAGTGGACAAGCTCAACTCAGTGCTTATGGAGGCTGGGTGCAAGGGTCCAGATGAGGCAAACAAGGTGGTTGAGTGGTTGTGGGATGGGACAAAGTCGTCCATTGGTGAGATCCGGGACTCGGATGCACTGGTTGACGCAACTCTTGAACTGGTACAGGTTAACGTGAAAAAGGGCATCCCGATTGGCGAGATGCTCGTGGCAGCATTGGAGGAGGGTGAAGAGATATGAGAACGACGGACGAATATGTGAAGATGTTGACTGAAAAGAACTACAACAGCCAGGGGGTTGAGGAGCCTGCGGAAAAGGAGGAGCCTCCAGAAAAGGAGGAGAACAGGGCGATGCACGTCCTGACGCTGGATGATCTTCGCCTGGACAAGAGGTCAAAGAAAGCCTGCTGGTCGCTTGGGATTCACAGTGTTGCCCAGCTGTGCAGCACGACTCCGAGTCAGCTGCAGCGGGTGGATGGAGTAGGGCGTTACACGGTGAGGCAAATAGTCAGGGCTTTGGCTGGCCATGCCTTGGAGTTGGCGCATGACCCGTCGTACAACTCCATGAAAAAGCCAACACCCGCAAAGGAGCGGGGGTCTGCAGGCTGGACGGAAGAACGACGCAAGGCTCAGTCCAGGCGTGCGATCCAGATGAACAAGGAGAGGAGGGAGCACGCCAAGGCAGAGATAATGGAGCAGGCTGGGGACAACTTTGTGGAGGCTATGGAAATGGCCATCGCCACTGGGGCGATTCCTGCGGCAAGAAGTCTTCTGGACTGCTGCACCCCCTTGATGGCCAAGAAGATTATCGATCTGGTATCAGCAATTGAAAAAGGGTGGCTAGCATGACGAAGCACGAAGTGATTTACATGGACCCGCACGACTTGATGCCTCATGAGGTCAACCAGTCGATCTACCGCGATGCCCCGGACGATGAGTTTATCGAGTCGATCAGGCGGCTGGGGGTCCTTGAACCCATTCTGGCAATGCAGCCCGCGGCTAGCATTGACTCTGATGGGGGGGTGTCTGTTCGCCCGACAGTTGTCCTTTCTGGTCATCGCCGGATGAACGCGGCCAGGGCACTGGACATTGACGAGGTCCCGGTGATCATCCAGCCCGATGAGTTGGTTCAAACTGACGACGATGCCATTCGCCTACTGATCCTGTCCAACCGGCAGCGGGACAAAACCAACGAGCAGCGTGCTCGTGAGTTTGCGATCTTAAAGGAGGTCGAGGAGCGACTGGCGAAAGAACGCAAGGGGGGGAGGGGACATAAAGAGGAAAAGGGTGGCCGGGCAAGCGACATTGCTGCCGAGGCTGTAGGGATGAGCGGTCGCACTGCTGACCGAGCCGTTACTGTTGTCGAGGCGATTGACGAGGCTGAAGCCAGCGGTGATCAGGGTCGGGCGGCTGATTTGCGTCGGATGCTGAACCGGTCAGTAAGCAAGGGGCACAAGGCTGTCGAGCGGGAGAGGGCACCTGTTGTCGACGGGAACGAGGTTGCCGTTCCAGACAACCTTGTTGATACGTTCAAGGCATCAAGAGGGATCCGCGGTCTCATCTACAAGGTTGGCGAGATCAAGGCTACTGTCAGGGTCATGTCGGAGGAGGAGGGTGGTGAGCTTTTGCCCCTGAGGGCTATTGAGGCGGATTGCACCAACGTGTCGAACGCTTTGATTGCCGGTCGCCCGCATGCTGTCTGCCCCATCTGCAAGGGCAAGGGTTGCGATGGGTGCGACCACCTGGGGTGGATGCATCGCGACCAGTACAACGCACTTCCCGAGGGGTTGAGGGGTTGACATACCTGCCTGATCCAAGACCTGACGGGATGTGTGCCGAATGTGCCAAACGGGCGGCAGAAACGAACGACGGGCGGTTCTGCGAAAAGTGCCAAAAGCGGCTTATTCTCAATGAGTACAATTCACTGGTGAGGACCAGGGATCTGAGCAGAAGGGGCACCGAGGAGATTGGCCGTTCTGCCAGAGACCCGCAAGCCCTTGGTGGGTCGGCTGAACTCAACGATTGGGAAGACGAGATGGATCCAGACCCAGGCCTGAACGTGAAATTTGGAAAGCGGAGAGGGTTTGACAAGTGAACTACCTGCGTGATTTTCAGATAAAGTGTTCCGTTGATGCGATCTCGGCATTGAATAATTTCAACTCGGCATTGATGGTGATGCCTACCGGGACAGGGAAGACCCAGACTTTTCTGGAGATCGCTGACCAGTGGCCACAGGGCAAGGTGCTTGTCCTGGCTCATCGAGAGGAGTTGGTCTGGCAACCGTGGGAGAGGTGGCACCAGAAGACTGGCGAGCACGGCGAGATCGAGATGGGCGAGTTCCGCCGGTCGAGCCACGCAAGAAGCAAGATGACGTTTGCTTCAAAGGATAGCCTGTACCGGGAGAAGCGGCTGACTCGGGCGTTTCCTGACCCAATGGAGGTTGGGCTGATCATCATCGATGAGGCTCACCACGCGGTCAGGAACAACAAGACCTACCAACGCATCCTGGACTACTTCAGTGTGAACCCGGACCTGAGGGTGCTTGGTGCCACGGCCACTCCAGACCGAACGGACGAGCAGGCACTGGGCCAGACATTCGAGACTGTGGCGTTTGATTACCCGCTGATGGACCCAACTGGTGGACCCTCTGCTATTGGTGACGGGTGGCTGGTTCCGATTCAGCAGGAGATCATCACCGTCGATGACATCCAGTTCAATGACATCAAGGTGACGGGTGGCGACTTTCAGGGGAAGGCCCTGCAGTCTGAGATGACACGAGAGGTTGTGTTGCACAAGGTGGCTGCTCCAACGATGGATCTGGCTGGAGACGACCAGTGCATGGTGTTTGCTTCTGGAATCCAGCAGGCTTCTCGGTTGGCTGAGATATTCAACCGGAAGATGGACGGTCGTGCGTTCTGCCTAGTGTCCAAGGTCCCAGCCAGTGAGAACTACCAGCACGTTGTCAATTCACGGGATAAGCAGTCGCGGAGGAGGGCGTTGAAGCGTTTTGCGGACGGGTTCTACCAGTACGCGGTCAACGTGGGTTGTCTGACCGAGGGGTATGATTGCCCCCAGGTCAGGACGTTGAGCATGGGTAGACCATCCAAGAGCCGTAGTCTGGTGGCTCAGATGTGCGGGAGGGGGACGAGGGTCCTGCCTGGGGTGATCGAGGGGGAGGGCTGGAGGCTTGAGACACCTGATGAGAGAAAGGCCGCAATAGCTGCTAGTCCCAAGCCGAACATTAGGATTCTGGATTTTGTCGGGAACAGCAGGCATCGTCTGATCACGAGCACAGACATCCTGGGTGGTAAGTACCCGGACGAGGTGGTCGATCTGGCGAAGGAGGAGTTGGAGAAGTCTGGTGGCGATGTGATGAGGGCACTCGAAGAAGCGGAGGTGAAGCATGCGACCCTTTTGGAAGAGCGTAGGAAAATTGTGGCAAAGACTGTCCGATATGACGCGAGGCGAGCCGACCCCTTCGGAATCCTCGACGTTGTTCCATCTCGTGAACCAGGATGGCACAAGGGTCGCATGCCGACCCATAAGCAAAAAGAAGCACTCGCAAAGTTCGGGGTCGAGTGGCACAAGATCGAGGACCTCACCTTCCACGGGGCAAGCACCCTGATGGACTCCCTGATTGGACGCTCCAAGGAGGGTGGGGCCAGCTACAAGCAGTGCCGCCTCTTGAAGAAGTACGGCGTCGATACCAAGGAGTTGTCTAGGCAGCAGGCGAGCGGGATGATTGATCGGCTAGCGAAAAACAACTGGACGCACATCTAATGGGAATCTGCCAGTCGTGTTATGCTGACTTTGAACGGCACAGCGTGGAAAAGCTGTGTTTGGCATGCCAACAAGGAGGTAACGATGGGCAAGAATTGGAGAGGGCATCAGGAGGTGATTCCTCTGATGCAAAACGTGATGGCGAATTACAGGACACCCGTTGGTGGAGTGAGCCGCCTGCTCAATACACCGCCAGAGGGAACCTCGCATAGCAAGGAAAAGGTTCCAGGTCACGAGGAGTGGATTGCACTCATGCGGGACCGGGAGACGCAAGGTTTGGATTTGTGGACAGGGGAACCGCTGGATGACCTAAACAAAAAGAGATAGAGACCGGCCCGGGATCAGGTCCCCGGGGGACAACTTGTTCTGTGTAGTGCGATCTGACCCCTGTCCAAAGCGAGGGACTGGCGATGCCTTACCGATGGCTCGCTGGGAAATACCCTCCCTTTGGTTCTACAACGACGCGAGGAATTGCCGAGTCTGCGAGCGTCGATAAACAAGTCGCGGGGATGGCGGAACCGTTGGAGAAAGGAATGCTATGAGCACTAAAGAGATGCCGAACGAGGCAATGTGGTGCCTGGAGCGTCTGGCAAACTCGTACCATCTCATGGAACGAGCCAGGACGGATGCCTCGGAGCATGGGCACCAGATACTCGTTGAGGTGAAGGAAGCGTTTGGCTGGACCCAGACGTACATGGCTGAGCGGGTGGGCGTGAACAAGTACCACATGTCTCGGATCTTCAGGAAGCAGGAGCCAGTTTCCGTCAAGCTGCTAACAAGGTTGCACGATGTCGTCATCTCAGAAGAGGCAAGGAGGTCACGAGGAGCAGATGATGTCACCGTCGGTGGCACTGGAACTGGTAGCCCTGGGGGTGATGCTGGGAAGCAAGCAGTGGCGGAACAAGGTTGACCCGCATGACTGGTCGGATTCGGAAATACAGGCGATCGTCTCGGAACTGCAGCACGGGGGTGGTGGAAAGATCAAGGACTACCACTACCTCCAGAAGTGGCTCCTCAAAGCCCTGTCGATCGAGTGGCAGAGTCCCGAGAAGCCAGTCCCGGCCATCATCGAGAAGCTCAAGAGGAATGCGTGCAAGTACCGAGTGATTACCCAGCTGAAGCGGCTGTCCGAGATGGGCAACTTCGGACTGGACATGGACCTGGATAAGTTCTTCACCTGCGTGAGCAGGGCTTACGAGGAAGCGATCCCGGAAATCGAGAAACTGCTAAAGGAGAAGGCATGAACAAGGAAAAGCTGAGGGAAGTGGCCACCTACTACGAGGACGTGTGGCTGTCGAGGCTGGAGAACGGGGCATCAGACGGGTGCGTCCACTACGGGCTGCGTATAGACGGGATGAGCACCAAGCCCAAGATTAATACCAACCGGCTCATCGAGAACACCCTGGTCAGGGAAATGACTCCTCGGTCGATCGAGAAAGGTTGGAACGTGTTGGATCTGGGATGCGGGATTGGCGGCACCCTGAAACACCTGTGGTCTAAACAAAAGCGTGCTTGGCGATTGGCAGGTGTCTGCTCAAGTCCCAAGGAGGAACGCATCGCAGCAATGAGTCTTCCCACTTGGGTCGACGTGGTGCCGTTAGACTACCACGACCTGTCGTTTACCGAGTTTTTTTACGATCTCCACGGGGTCTACGCGGTCGAGAGCCTGTGTCAGTCATGGGATCGGCCCCGAGTGCTGGCCAACGTATGGCACGCACTGGCTCCTGGCGGCGTGTTCCTTGTGCTGGATGCCATGCTGGATGGTGACCCGCCGGACGATTACGGGCCGGGGCCTGTGATGGAGAAGACGCTCAAGGACCTGTACGATGACGTGCGTGCTGGGTTCCATGTACCGGACCTGTACGAGGCTCCGCTGATGACTGAACTGGTCAACGCGGGATTCGAGGTGGAGCAGGAGCTTGACTTCACCCCCAACGTGGCCGAGTCGATCTTTGACTCAGCTGGCAGGGCCATCTACCGTGACGGGACCAATGCGATCCCGTTGAGGAAGCAGCTGCACGGGCTGGCCTGTGTGGGGATGGCCGCGCTGCTCGCGGCTAAGAAATTGCGATACACCCTGACCATTGCAAGGAAACCGATCGATGCCGATACCGAAACCAAGTAGCGACGACAGGGACTACCCGCATGACGGCGGCTATCTTGAGGAGGATTACCGCATGGATCAGCTGAGGTTTGCTGAGGCTCCAGTTGAGCCTACTCCCAAGCGGAGCAAGCCGTTCATGGATGACACTCCGGAGCCAGAGGGGGCACCCGAGTGACTGCTCAGATAACCGTCGTTTGTCCCCTCCCTCCGAGGCAGCTGAGTCCTAATTCACGCTGTCACTGGCGCACCCGTCATAAGCACTCCAAGAAGTACCGCGAAGCGTGTCGGGTGGCTTGTTTCACTGAGCTAGTGAGTCGGAGGCGAGGGGATATTGACTGGTCGAATGCCCGGCTACAGGCGACATTCTTCTATAAGGACAAGCGTCGTCGCGATCGGGACAACATGGCCGCGATGCTGAAATATGCGTATGATGGAATCGCAGCGGCCCTGGGCGTTGATGACTATGGATTCCGGCCCCAGATGCCCGAGGTCACTGTTGATAGGGACGATCCCCGAGTGGAGATTGTCGTGGTGGGTGACCCACCCGGGGATCCGTCCCCGGAAAGTCATCCATGATGAGGTGGGCCAGGGCGATTATAACAAGGAGGTTGCTTGTGGATATCAATGGAAATCACCCTTTCTGGGGCATTATTCGGCTGGTTGTGATGTTTGCTGGCTTGACGACGTTCCTGTATCTGAACTCTACCAACTTCGACAAGGGCGAAGTTTTGACGATCGTGGAATTGTTGATCCTGGCGTGCGGATTTGAGGCTGGTCGTAAAGTCTTTCAGTCCGCATCCAAGAAAAAGGAGTAGTCGTCATGCGGCTCATGGTGTCTGCGCTGGCTCTGATCTTGTGCTCAGCTGTGCCCTCCCAAAGCCTCCCCCGGGGTGCGGTTGACGTTGGTGGATGCAGTGGTACGCTCGTCCACCGGGACCTCACGTCCACATTCGGAGTCAGCGCAGCCCACTGTGCCGGTGCTATCGGTGACGTCGTTTACATCGTTCTGCAGGATGGACGCAGGGTCAGGGGTTCCTGGGTGGCTCTCGATAAAGAGGCCGACCTTGCACTGTTCAAGATCCCCAGCAGCGGCCAATCGTTGGCCGTTGTGCCAGAAAAATCGCCACCTAGTGGTGTAATTACCGCGTATGGCAGGCATGGCCACAAGCATCTGAAAGCCATGGGGGCCCAGGAAATCACCGACTCATCGAATAAGCGTCTGCTTATGCGTCGTGGTTACAAGGTGGTCGGTGGTAAATATCGCAATGGCGATTCCGGGGCGGGGGTGTATGCTGGTGGGGTACTGGTGGGGGTTGCCAGTCACGGTAAGGATGACAAAGAACTGTTTGCTGCCAGCCACACGCAGCTGGTTGCTTTCCTGAAGGAGTACAAGGCGTTTGGCCCCCGTGTGGAGGGGGCAGACTGGGGTGACAAGGACAGGACCCGTGAGATCCTGGAATTGAAACGCAGGTTGAAAGAATTAGAGTCGATCAAACCGGTTACTGGGCCACCCGGGCCTGCTGGCCCGGCTGGTCGTGATGGAATAGATGGCGAGCCAGGGACGGCAGTGGATGTATCCGGTCTCTCGTCGAGGTTGGAGTCGTTGGAAAAGTGGCGCAGCAATTTCCGAACGACAATCCGAATTAGACTGCGTCCGGTGAAGGAGTAGAATTATGGCAAGTGCAGTGGATCTTCAGAGCCTGTTGGAAGCGGCGGCTGGTGAGCGAATCGGTCGGGCGAGTGATGCCTCTCAGACCACGCTGGTGCTGATCGACCGGGTTTTTACCAAGAACCTCTCCGAGCCTGACGTGATGGAATCGGCGGCTGCTCGGCAGCTTCTGATGCGTGAGGCACCCATCAACTCGTCAGGCTCCTGATGCTGACAACCCCTGATCAGCGTGCGGAGGCGGCTCGTCTGGTCGACCTGGACGAGCGCGGCTTGCTTCTTGAGGCGGTCGCGCTCGCCCTGCGGCTGGGTGAAACGCAGGAAAGGGCAATGCAGGAACTGGTGGCTCTCGACCGGGAGTTCATCAAGGAGATCAGTGATGGAGAGTCCAGCTGGGGAAGTCTACCGTTCGAAGGCGAAGAATAAGGGCTTGGTAGCCAACATCTGGGCGCATGATATTGCGCAGCGACTCAAGATCAGGAGGAAGATAATGGCTAAGGACGCGGGGCTGGGTGAACTGGACGTCGGGACCTATCCCAGCAATGGAGCGGTTAACCTGGTCGACAACGGTGGATTCTGGAAGGGCATTGCGATGGCCGGGCTGGCGGCTGGTGGTCTTGGTGCCGTCAGCGGTCTGTTTCAGTTGAAACCAGAGACCCCGTTGGTGGTTGATCCTGCTCCCCCGGTGGTGGCTCCAGCGGAATCAGTCTCCCAGGAGTGGGAGCTAGAGATAATTAGCGTGGACGGCAAACCGGTTGTGAAAGGAATCACCCGTGGCAAAGGTAAGGCCCCATAGGTTTGGCTACCGTGCGATCATCCTCCCCGAGGATGTCTACGATGGCGACAGCGCGACGGCGACGGTTTCGCTCGGATTTGGCGTGTACCTGCACCGACAAAAGCTGAGGTTGTTGGGGGTTGATACTCCTGAGATCAGAGGTGCCACCAGGGCAGCTGGTCGTGCCGCAAGGGACTTTGTGAGGGAGATGCTGCCCGAGGACGGCGAGGTGCTTCTGAAGACCCATAAGGGCCGCAAGAAAGGCAAGTGGGGCAGGTGGCTCTGCGAGTTGTGGCTGGAAAAAAACCCTCAGCAATTCGTCTGCGTTAACGACGAATTGCTGAGGGCTGGGCACGCTACCCGCTACACGGGCTAGTCTTCGTCCTCCCCGTCATTTAGACACTCGGCACACAGCCATTCCCCAGTGGGGTCTTTTGACCACTGCTCCTGTCCCTCTGGCATATCGGCTGGGACACGGTTGACGTATCTGCCGCTGCCCCACTCCACGCTGTGGCCGCACTCGTAACAGTTCTCGCTCATCACTTCCCTCCTTTCGGGTCCTGGAAGTCAGTCCACTCCACGAGACTCTGGTACTCTTTTGTCAATCCGATCATCGCAAAATACTCGGCGCGGTATGTGTCGATGAATCGTGTGTTGAAGCCTGCAGTGATCTTGTCCTCTTCACAGCTGATGAAACACACTTCGTCCCATCCGTAGGCAAGTCCCTCCCGCTCTACAAACCACGTCGTGCTGAAACTGTTTCTGCCGCTGCTGCTTTCAGCGGACCAGTTCTGGCATCTTCCTGGGGCGATGTTGCCAATCTCGACAAGCATCCGCAGGAAGTCGGCAGGGACGAGTAGTTTTTCAATCTCTTGCGTGGTTGTTGGTTGTTGGTGGTTGCTGTCGCAAATGTTGTCTGCAATTGTCCATGCTGGTTCACTCATTGCCTTTGTCCCTTTTGGTGAAAAAAAGAGGGGCTGGCAACGATTGCCAACCCCTCGTGACGTGTCAGATAACCGAGATGTCAAATGCTCGGTCCGCTACCTCCCCGGTGATTCTGTGAAGGTCCTTCCACCACTCCCCGTGCTGCTTTAGTGCAACATTGAACTCCTCAACCGTGTTGTAGTCACGTGGGTGAGGTGTCGCGTCCTTCAACGCCTGTAAGGCTTCTTCCAGGCGACCAGCGAAAATGACCAAGTCGTCGACAAGGTTCTGCTGGCCACTCCCGTGGAGAGTGATAGCGGGGAGTGGTACTTGGGTAGTCGTCATCGATTCTATCTCCCTCTAGGATTTGATTCCGCACAACTTGTGAAACACCCCGTGGAGTGCCTGCGAACGCTTCATCACGGTTGGCAGTGGGTCCGACTTGTAGATCTCGGTGAACGCATTCCACAGCGACCACGCGGTTCCAGCCCCGTGCTTCTCGCGGTGCGTCTCCGATTGGTATTCCGCGAGCACCTTTGGGATCGCGGCATTGGGGATAGCCTTGGCCACCATTGCCTCGACCAGCGTATCGTTGATATTCACGCGATTGACGGTGGTGTACTCCATCGCGCGGAATGCCATTTCCTGGCGGCGGCTGTTGGCCAGCAGTCGACCAACGGCCCGGTTAATGACGTGCGG